GGGGCTGCCCGCCCTTCCGGGCGAGGATCAGGCGTGAAGGAGACGGCCATGGGATATGCGGATCTGGGGCTCGAGCGGAAGTTCTGCGCCGCCGAGGCGGAACTGTCGCTCGTCGGCGGCGCGACCATCGAGGGCTATGCCTCACTTTTCGGGGCGAAGGACACGGGCGGAGATGTCGTCTCCGCGGGGGCTTACGGGGCGTCGCTCAAGCGGCTCGCGGCCGAGGGCCGGCGGGTGAAGATGCTCTGGCAGCATGACCCCACCGAGCCGATCGGCGTCTGGGACGAGGTGCGTGAGGACGACAGGGGCCTCCATGTAAAGGGGCGGCTTCTGACGGATGTCGCCCGCGCCCGGGAGGCGGCCTCGCTCATCGAGGCAGGCGCGATCGACGGACTTTCGATCGGCTACCGGACCGTGAGGGCCGAGAAGGATGGCAAGGGCCGCCGGCTCTTGTCGGAACTGGAGCTCTGGGAGGTGTCGCTGGTCACTTTCCCGATGCTTCCCGAAGCGCGGGTGGGTGCCAAGGGGGAATCCCCTGACGACGCCCTGATGCGTGATCTGGCCGGCGCCCTCACGGACGCCCGCCGCATGCTGGCCCGCGACTGAGCCAGTAGAACACCAACCTCAGGAAGAACGATGAGTGAAACCGAGAGCAATTCTCGGCCCGGGCGGGATGTGCCTGGTGCCGAGCGCCCGGCCAGTGAGGTCAAGACCGCGCTGGCCGGTTTCATTTCCGACATCAACGAACGCTTTGCAAAACAGGAAGAGCGACTGACCATGCTGGACCGGAAATCCCAGATCGTGCGCCGTCCGGCGCTATCGGTGGACACGAACGAGGCCGCGCCACACCAGAAGGCCTTCGCGGCCTATGTGCGTTCGGGCGATGACGACGCGCTGAGGGGCCTCGAACTTGAAGGCAAGGCGATGTCGACGGCCGTGGCCGCTGATGGCGGTTACCTCGTCGACCCGCAGACCTCGGAGACGGTGAAGGCGGTGCTGAAATCGACTGCCTCGATCCGGCAGGTCGCCAATGTCGTGAACGTCGAGGCGACCGCCTATGACGTGCTGATCGACCATGGTGAGCTCGAGACGGGCTGGGCCGACGAGCTTTCGGCCTCGACCGAGACGGGGACCGGACAGCTCGAGCGGATCAGCATTCCGCTCTACGAGCTGTCGGCCCTGCCGAAAGTCTCCCAGCGGCTCCTCGACGACAGCGCCTTCGAGGTCGAGGGCTGGCTCGCGGGCCGGATCGCGGACAAGTTCGCCCGCGCCGAGGCCGCGTCGTTCATCTCCGGCAACGGGGTGAACAAGCCGACCGGGTTTCTCACCAAGACGCTGGTTGCGAATGCGAGCTGGACCTGGGGCAGCATCGGCTACGTGGCGACGGGAGTGGGCGGAGACTTCGAGACCGGGGGGCCCGGCGACGCGATCGTCGACCTCGTCTATGCGCTCGGTGCGGAATACCGCGCGAACGCGACCTTCGTGATGAACTCGAAGACCGCCGGCGCGGTGCGCAAGATCAAGGATGCCGATGGCCGGTTTCTCTGGTCGGACGGGCTCTCCGCCGGCGAGCCCGCGCGGCTTCTCGGCTATCCCGTGCTGATCGCCGAGGACATGCCGGACATCGCCGTCGACGCAGCGGCGATCGCCTTCGGGGATTTCTCGGCGGGCTACACGGTCGCCGAGCGCCCGGACCTGCGCATTCTGCGCGATCCGTTCTCTGCCAAGCCCAACGTGTTGTTCTACGCCACCAAGCGCGTGGGCGGGGATGTCAGCGACTTTGCCGCGATCAAGGTGCTGAGGTTCTCGGCCGCCTGATCTTTCGACGGGCCGGCCCCTCTGGCTGGGCCGGCCCGGTTCCTTCGCCGACTGACCGGAGACGCACATGGTACTTGTCGAGCTTACCCCGGTGCCGGACACCGCACTTCCCGTCGCGGCGCTGCGCGACCATCTACGCCTCAGCACCGGCTTCGCTGATGGCGGCGCCGAGGATGGCCACCTCGAGACCTGCCTGCGCTCCGCGCTGGCCACGATAGAGGCACGCACCGGAAAGGTGCTGTTGCAGCGCTCCTATCGCTGGTCGCTGACCGCCTGGCGCGATCTCGCACGGCAGGCGCTTCCGGTCGCCCCGATCACCGCGATCACCGCGCTGCGGATCGTCGATCAGGCCGGAAATGCGACGGAGACCGCGCCCGAAAGCTACGCGCTGGTCCCTGACGCCCACCGCCCGCAGCTTCGGGCAAGCGGTCTCATACTGCCGGGCATTCCCGTAGGCGGCACAGCCGAGATCGATTTCGAGGCGGGGTACGGCGAGGTATGGGGGGAGGTTCCCGCGAATATCGCCCAGGCGGTGGTCCATCTCGCCGCATATCTCTACGATCACCGGCTCGATCATCATGCCGCCCCGGTGGCGCTCCCCGCGACCGTGACGACGCTGATCGAACCTTACCGCACGATACGGCTCTTCGGCGGGAGGTCGGCGTGAAAGCCCCGGTTCTCAACCGCAGGTTCATCCTGGAGGTGCGGGAAACCCAACCCGACGGGCAGGGCGGGTTCGAGGAGACATGGACGCCGCTCGGGGCGCTCTGGGGCGAGCTGCGCGGCATGACGGGCCGCGACGTCGAGCGCGAGGCTGCGGCTTTGTCGCTCGCGACGTTCCGCATCACACTGAGGGCCGCGCCGCCGGGGGCGGCCGAGCGACCGACCGCGGGTCAGCGGCTGAAGGAGGGATCCAGGGTGTTCCCGATCATCTCGGTGGTCGACCGGGATGTCGAGGGCCGCTGGCTGACCTGCTTCACGCGTGAGGAGACCGTGCGATGACCTATGCCGTGGGCACGGCCCTTCAGAGGGCCGTCTACCAGCGTCTCTCGAACGACACCGCCCTTCTGGGGCTACTGGGCCCCGCCATCTACGATGTGCTGCCGGCAGGGCCCCAGCCTGAAACCTACGTTGTGCTCGGGCGAGAAGATGTGCGCGACCTGTCGTCGGCGACCCATGGCGGGGCGGCGCACCGGTTCACCGTGACGATCGCGACCGATACCGGAGGCTTCAGGCGCGCCAAGGAGGCTGCTGGCGCCGTCTCCGACGCGCTTGTCGATGCGGACCTCGAACTCGACAGGGGACGGCTCGTCTCGCTTCGTTTCCTGCGCGGGCGGGCGCGCCGTAGCCGGGCGGGTGCCGCCCGGCGCATCGATCTCACCTTTCAGGCGATCGTCGAGGACGATTGACCCCCAAAACGGAGTAGACGGACATGGCCGCACAGAATGGCAAGGACCTCCTGATCAAGATCGATCTCACAGGGGCCGGACAGTTCGAGACAGTTGCAGGGCTTCGCGCGACGCGGATCAACTTCAACGCCGAGAGCGTCGACGTCACTTCCCTCGAAAGCCAGGGCGGATGGCGGGAGCTGCTCGCCGGCGCCGGGGTGAAGGCCGCCTCGATCTCGGGCTCGGGGATCTTCAAGGACGACGCGAGCGACGAGCGGGCCCGGCAAATCTTCTTCGATGGCGAGACGCCGACGTTCCAGGTGATCATCCCGGACTTCGGGATCGTGGAAGGGCCATTCCAGGTCACTTCCATCGAATACGCCGGCACCCACAACGGGGAGGCGACATACGAACTGTCGCTCGCATCGGCCGGGGTGCTCGGCTTCACGGCGCTTTGATGGCGAACCCTCATGCGGGCGAGGTCGAGATTGTGCTCGACGATGAGCGTCACGTGATGCGGTTGACGCTGGGCGTACTCGCCGAGCTCGAGGCTGAACTCGGCGAGGTGTCGCTGGTGGATCTGATCGCGCGGTTCGAGGGCGGCGCGGTGTCGAGCCGCGACGTTCTGCGGCTGATCGTGGCGGGCCTGCGAGGCGGGGGATGGCGCGGCCGAATGGATGATCTGCTGGCGGTGGAAATCGCCGGGGGGCCGCTGGAGGCCGCGCGGCTTGCGGGCGAGCTTCTGGTCCGGGCTTTCGCGCGACCCGGAACGTGACGCGGTTCGAATGGCCTCTGCTCCTCGAGGCGGGGGTGCGGGGAGCGGGCCTCAAACCCGGTGAATTCTGGGCGCTGACGCCGGCGGAGCTGATGCTGATCCTCGGCCAGGGCGGAGGGGGGAGACAGATGGCGCGGGAGGCGCTTGTGGCCCTCGAGGCAGCGTTCCCGGACAATTTGGAGTGAATGGCATGGATGAAATCGACGGTGTCGACGCGCTGGACGACCAGATCGCAGCGCTGGAGACGACGCTTGGTGGCGCGGGTGAGATGACTGCTGCCTTCGACTCGGAGCTGAAGCGGATGCAGGCGACGGTCGCCGAGACCGGCAATGATGTCGCGGTACTTTCGCGGGGCATCTCCAAGGGACTGAGGCGGGCTTTCGATGGGCTCATCTTTGATGGCGCCTCACTGTCGGAAGCGCTCCGCGACGTCGGACGGAGCATGGTGGACGCGGCCTACTCGGCGGCGACCCGGCCGGTGACGAACCAGCTCGGCGGGCTCATTGCCGAGGGCGTGGGCAGTCTCGTCTCGGGGCTC